TCGATGGTATTCAATTTAAAATGTCATCTGGCAACATAGATGCTGGCACAATCAAACTCTATGGAATTAAGGATAGCTAATGAGTATTGTAAAATTAAATAATAGGGGAATTAGATCAGCAACAGCTGTAGGTACTACCACTCAACTAGGTGATATGGTATTTATTAAAAAGCTAACAGCTAGTTCTAGTAGTACATTAAGTTTTGTTGATGGGTCAAGTTCAGTTGTTTTAGATAATACTTATAAAGAATATATATTTAAATTTATAAACATACATCCAGCTGATGTTTCTGAATTTCAATTTAATTTATCCGCTGATAGTGGATCAAACTATAATGTGACAAAAACTACTACATTTTTTAGACCAACTCACAGAGAAAATGGTGCAGATGGTGGTATATCATATCGTACTCCTGCAGATTTAGCACAAGGGACTGGTTTTCAATCTTTAACACAAGCATTAGGTGATACAGCAGTAGATAATGATGCAGGTGCATCAGGATATTTACATTTATTTAATCCATCTTCTACAACTTTCGTAAAACATTTTATTGCTGAAGTTCAACATATGCACAATAATGATTATTCAATGGATGTTTTTGTAGCTGGCTATGCAAATACTACAAGTGCAATAGATGCTGTGCAATTCAAAGCGTCATCGGGTAACATAGATGCTGGAGATATTTGCTTATACGGAATTAATTAAGGAGAAACAATGCCAAGATATCATAATATAAATGGTGAGAGGGTACAGTTTACAGCAGCTGAAGAAGCCGCTAGAGATGCTGAAGAACAAGCATGGGCAGATGGTGCCCTAGGAAGAGCACAAGCTAATCTTAGATCTAGAAGAAATCAGCTACTAGCTGAAACTGACTTCTATGCTTTATCTGATGTTACTATGTCGGATGACATGAAAACATACAGACAGGAGTTAAGAGACCTGCCTTCTGGTAAAGACACTGTTGAAAAATGTGAAAATGCTACATGGCCAACTAAACCATAATGGCCCGAGTAAAGTTCTTACATTTTGAACCAAGACCAAAACCAAGAAAAAGACCAAGAAGACATAAAAAAAGATTAAACAAATCAGAAAAACGAATGCAAAAAAAATATAATCGACAGGGGAGATAATGGCGACTACAGACGCACCAAACACTACTACACTACCTGAAGCGGCTATTCAGCCAACAATGACAGAGCAGGATAAAAGTCGTAAAGTAATATCAGTTATTGATACATTACTTTCAACACCTACTGCTCCTACAGGTACTACAGTTACACCACAATTACAACAAGTACAAACTGGTGAAGTATTAACAACACCAGGATTAACAGGAACAGTTGCTGCTGCTACACCTACAGCAGGAGTAGTGCCCACAGTAACTCCCGTTACATCACCTACAGCTACAACAGCTGCCGCACCTACGACTGCTACACCAGCAAGTATGACAGCACAAACAGTTGCAGGATCTACTCCTACGATGACTGCACAGACAGGTACAGTTACTCAACCAATGACTGCCCAAACTGGTACTATAACTTCTGATGCTACAGTTAGAGGACAGTTAGAAAATATTACACAAGATATTGAAACATCATTACAAACTGGATCAGCATTACCAGCATATTTAAGAGGTGTTGCAAGTGCTACAAAAGCAGCTATGCAAGAACGGGGATTAGGTTCTAGTTCTATGATGGCTGAAGCATTAGCTGATGGTTTATTAACTGCTTCAATACCTATAGCACAAGCAGATGCTAATACTTATAAGCAAATGATATTCCAAAATCTTAATAATAGACAGCAAGCTGCAATTACAAATGCTAATAACTATTTTCAAATGGATATGCAAAACTTGTCAAATAAACAACAGGCAAGTTTACAAAATTTAAATGTAAGACAAAGTTTCTTACTATCAGATCAAGCTGCTCAAAATGCTGCATTACAATTTAATGCAACGAGTCAAAATCAAGTTGATCAATTTTATTCTAATTTAAGTGCACAGATAAATGAGCAAAATGCTGCTAGATCAGATGCCATGAATCAATTTGCAACTGCAGAGAAAAATAAAATTTCAGGAATAAATGCACAAAATAAAATAGCAGTAGAGAAATCAAATGCAGATAGAGCTTCTGTATTAAATCAATTTAATGCAAAACTACAAGATCAGAGAGATCAGTTTAATGTTAATAACCAAAGAGTTATTGACCAATCAAATGTAGAATGGAGAAGAACTATTAATACTGCAAACACAACAATAACAAACGCAACTAATCAATTAAATGCACAAAACTTATTAAATCTTTCTAACTTTGCTTTATCATCATTATGGCAACAGTGGAGAGATGAAGCTGCTTGGGTAAATAGTTCATCTGAGAATGCAGAGAACAGAGCACATAATACAGCAATAGCAGCATTAGAAAGATCTACAGAATTAGATTTAAATGATTCTAATAAAACATCAGCATTATATCAAATGCTTGGTAAGTTTGGAATTGCATTAGTTACATCATAGGAGGATAGATGGCATTAGATTTAGATTTTTTTAGAAGTGCTGGATCAGCAATAAGAAATATAGGAAGTGGAGTTGTAGATTTTTTTAGAAGTCCTAAAATGGATACTGCAAGAGATATTTTTGATGGTGTAAGAACTATAGGAACAGCTTTTAGAGATGCTACATCAGATGTAAGTAAAGAAGGTCCAGTAGGATTAGCTGATCCTAATGTAAATCTAGGTCAGTTTAAAGTAAGAGGTACATCAAGATCACAAGCAGGTGTACCAAGTTTTGGTGATATAGGTGAAGCTAGTTTTTATAAATATGCACAATTACAAAATACAGTTAGATATTTATATAATCAAAAGGCAAGATATCAAAGTATAGCTAAGGATAAACGATAATGGAATTAGATAAATTAATAGAAAAATTTAGACAAGAAAAAGATGATACAACACCATCTTATGAAGAACCTAATGTAAATGCATTTGATGCACCAATACCAGGACAATCTTTAACAGATACTCCAGGTAATTATCCTTGGGAACATCCACCAAAAACTGCCTCAATAGAAGAAGCAACAGACATGGTGTATGATAGTTTGATGAATGAAAAAAATATGTCTAGAATGTTTACACTTCTTAGAATGGGTATACCTATAGAAGCATTAGTAAAAGTAATTACTTTTTCTGGATTCTTAGAAGGTAAGTGGACAGTTGATACTGCAAAATTATTAGAACCAATAGTTGCTATGATGGTTGCTGGAGAAGCTGCACTTGCTAAAATACCAGCTAAAGTAAATTTAGGTGATGCAGAAGATATGGATTTCTTTCAAGATATGGCTGAAAGAAAATTAGATATGAAACAAGATAAAGAATTAAGTAAATTAAATTTAGAAATGGCACCAACGGAAAAACCTGAGATGTCAGGATTAATGGCTAGAGGAGAATAGTATGGGAATATTTAGTGATTTTGCAAATAGTGCAGGTGGAGATTTAACTGTAGGTGCACTTAGTGGACTACAAGAAGTTGCAGAAAGAGATGCAAAAAATAATGCTGTTATAGCCACAGACTCATTAAATAAAGAAAATGAATCTTTTAAGATAACAGAACGTGCATTTGATAATAAAAAACAAATTAATAATATATTAATAGCAAATCCTGAAGCATTTGGAATTACACCTAGTGGTGCTCAAACAGTTGAGATGATAGCAGATAGATTAACTAATTCTATATTTGCAGAACAAAGAAGTATATTTGAAGATGCAGATTTTAATAATGTTAAAATGAATGTTGCAAGATATTTAGCAAGAGATCCAGGTAAAGGTTTTGAATTAAAAGATCCCTATGTGCCATCAGAAAATTTATTTGAAGATGAGCAAGATAAACATGCACAGAAATTATCAGCTATTAGTAAAATGCCAAGAGCAGATAAATTACTATTTAATTTAAAAAAGATAGATGAAGAAGTTGGTGGTGATTTTCAAACTGTAAATCAAATTACAAAAGTTGCATCTATAACTGCAAAAGGTTATGGTATATTAAATACTTTTCCAGGAACAGTTGAAGGTAATACTAATTTAAATTTTGCAAAAACTAATATTATAGTTGCAAATGCTAAAGCACAATTTCCAAATGATGCAGTTAAAAGAGGAGATTTTATAAATAAAAGATTATATGAAAATGGTATTAATCCTTTAGATGCTATTGGATTTAAATCACCAATGACTTATAAATCTATAGCAAATTTAATAGATAATGTTGGTGAAAATTTTGCAGCACAAATATCTATGAATACAGCTAAAATTGCTAGTCCAGAAACTACAGCAGAAGAAAGAGATAGATTACTAAAATCAAATGATCAAATATTATTATCTCAATTAGATATGATAAATAGATATTCTGATCCTAAGTTAATAGCTGGGCCAGATAGATCTACTATATTCCCACAGGTTCAAGAAACTAAAGAAGATGTAGATATGAAACCAGTTGTACCAGCAGGTTATGTGCCTAGAGTAAATAGAAGAGGTGCAGTTATATTACCTGGTGGTGGTGAATTACCATTAGATAATTTATTTATGAATTATGAAGTAAATAAAAAAGCATTACCACAAGAAGTATTAGATTTTGTAGAACCATTTAGGCAGTACTTTAATGAAGATGGAATTATGGTAAAACCAACTAGAGAAATGTTCCCTGAGGGAATAGGTGGTGATCAAATGTTTAATAAATTTAATATAATATTTAGAGCATTAATGCCTCAAGATATGGATTTAGCGACAATTGGTGGATATGGAGTTATAGAACGTACAGATTTACCATCATTACCAAGTCAACCAAAATCATTTATAAATCCTAAAAATTTAAAACAAAATAAAAAATAATGGATTTACAAACATTAAATAAGGAGGAGTTTGAAAAGCTCCACCCATCAGTA